TACTATAAATAAAAACGGAACAGCTATCGAAGAATTGTCTAATGGTAGTTGGTCTTCTTCGGGTGTTATTATCATTTAATGTTTCGTTAATAAATTCAGTCAATGGGTTTATAGTAGTTCTACGCGAATGGTTATGACCAGGGAAATGTATAGGTCTGAATGTTTGTTGAATAGGACGAGTGGGGTCTGTGTTGAATTGTCGTCTATTTCTTCTGACTCTGGGTATTCTGGCCCTTGGAGAAAACATGTTAGGAGGAGTGAAAGGGGTGTTTGACCAAGAATTAAGGGGGTCGTTATCGCGATTAATAAAACGGAACATTTGATTAAACATATTATATCTATTATTTGATAGAAGGTTTTGTGTATGTAAGATATTGTTTAAGGTTACTTGTTCATCACTACAATAATGCATATAATTTTGAAATAATTGAAAGGCGTTATCATCTCTATTAAAAATACCATTGGGATGAGAAGTAGAATCCATTTATTATATATTAATAAAAATGTGTTTAAATGTAAATTTGGAATTATATACTATAAATTATGTATAAAGAGGACATGAAATATAAAGATAAAGGATTAACAGGTTTAGCGAATTTAGGAAACACGTGTTTTTTGAATTCAACATTACAATGTTTATCACATACTTACGAATTGAATAGATTTTTAGATAAAAGTAAAGATAATTTTAAAGATAGGATGAATAGGATACCGGAAAGTTTGATATTGTGGGAATGGGATAAATTGAGAAAATTGATGTGGAGTGAGAATTGTGTGATACAGCCGGGAGGATTTTTACAAGCGGTGCAGAGAGTAGCAAGGATTAAGGATTTGGCGTTATTTACGGGTTTTTTACAAAATGATGCTGAAGAATTTTTGAGATTTATAATAGATTGTTTTCATAATTCTTTAAAAAGAGAGGTGAAGATGTCTATATCGGGGAATGCGAATACAAATCAAGATGATACGGCGGTTGCGTGTTATAAGATGATGGTAAATATGTATACGAAGGAATATTCAGAATTTATAAAATTGTTTTATGGAATACACGTATCGACAGTAACATCGGTAGAAAGTGATTATGAGAATATAACACCAGAGCCATTTTTTAATTTACAGGTGGAGATGTCGAATACAAATACATTGGAGGGGTGTATAAGGAATTATACGAAGGAGGAGGTTTTGGAACATAAAGTGGATGCGTCATTGGATGATAAAATAAAAAAGATGGAGACTGCAAAAAAGAAGATTGAATTTTGGAATTTACCAGACGTTTTAGTTATAACATTAAAACGATTTGATAATAGGGGTAAAAAGAACAAGGCATTAATAGACTTTCCATTAACGAATTTAGTAATGAGTGATCATGTGATAGGATATGATAAAGAATCATATGTGTATGATTTATACGGTGTTTGTAATCATAGTGGGGGTACGAGAGGAGGGCATTATACATCGTTTATAAAGAATGCGAATAATAAATGGTATTTGTTCAATGATACGAATGTAACGGAGATATTAGATTTAAGAAAAATAAAAACCCCACAAGCATATTGTTTTTTCTATCGCAAAAAAAAATAAAAACGAATAATATATAAGAATGTCAAAGGAATCAGCAGTTCCAGAAAATGCGAGAATGGACCTTCACGATATTGATGTATTAAGTAGAACAAATGAAGCGAGGGTATCACCCGTACATGGATTTGGGTCGGTAGGACCATTGTCGGGTGGTGATATGAAGGACAAAATTAATCAATTTAATCCGTGGACGATGTTGGTAATGGTAGGAATATTAATACTATTTTTTGTAATGTTTGATACTTTAGGGGTTACGAATACAAGTCAACAGGGTTCTATGCAAAACAAAGCTTTATCGGTTCTTGAAATAGTTATGTGGGGAGTATTTATATTTTTATTATTGATTAACGGATTACAATATTTTTTTGAATTGGATGTAAAGACGGCAGTAGTGAATTTATTTTCACCAGAACCGCGCATTGATATGCAAATAGATTCGAAGAATATAAAGGTGGAAGAGAAGGAGGAGAGGCAGGCAGAAGAGGTTTTTCATATACCAGGAAATAAATATACATACAAACAGGCGAATGCGGTATGTAAAGCATTTGATTCAGAATTAGCAAATTATTCACAGATAGAAGATGCTTATAATAATGGTGGTGAATGGTGTAGTTATGGGTGGTCGGCAGATCAAATGGCTTTGTTTCCAACGCAAAAAGTTACGTGGCAAAAATTACAAACGAAAGGTAAATGTGGAACAAATTCAGATTGTGGGAGACCTGGCGTGAATGGTGGGTATATGGCGAATAAAAATGTTAGATTTGGAGTAAATTGTTATGGTATAAAACCGGATGAAACGGATAAATTAAAATCAATAAAAAATCCGTTTCCAAAATCAAAAGATGAAAGAGAAGTTGAACGATTAGCACAAAAATATAAAAAACAAATAAATAAATTGAAATTATCACCATTTAATCAAGAAAATTGGAAACAAGTTTAAAGTTTCTTTCTGGTATTTTTATTATTTTTTTTTCTATGTTTTCTTGTTTTAGATTTTCTAAAACCAGAAAGTTTCATAAGTTTAGAATGTAAATCATCATATTCGTAACATTCTTTCTTTACACATAAATTTATATTATCATATAAATCAAAAGTAGTAGGATTTTTTTGAATTTCTTCAGTACGTTTATTTAAAAGAACTAATGATGTAGGGATAGAATAATTATTAATATTTTTGAAGAAATTTCGTGCGGTGTTATTATCACCGGAATAACTAATAGGCAACCCTTTTTGCAATAATATATTTTTAAAATTATAGCCTAAACTCTGTATTCCACCGCCAGATTGTTTATAATATATAAGATCATTTGGATTCATATATTAAATATATACATTTTTATTTATATGATTTTGTCGCCCAATCAAATTTTTTGGAATTAGAATTAACAATTATTTTTTTTGATTCTTTAGATTTTACGATTTCATCATAAGGTAAATTGTTATAAAAAACATTTTTCAACATTTCGTTATCCTTTATGAAATCATTATCATAATTTTTGAAAATATGTTGGTATATAAACATTAAAAATTGGTCATCAAATAACATTTTTTTATCATTTATATAAGATTTGTTTGAAAATAAGTAAGCGTGTTTTCTATATATGTATGTTAATTTATATCCCATATTTTCTTCAAAATCAAAATAATGTTGATTTTTAATAATATCTGTACAATCGGTGTCTGCGAGATAATCATTTAAATCTAAATCATCGTTACCGGAGTCTTCATCAGAAGAAATTTTTTGGTCGTCGTATAAAGCAATAGTTCTTTTAGGCATTCAAAGTTAATTTATATATAAAGGTAGCCAATTCATCTTTAAATTCATTTTTATTTTTAAATGTGTATTCATTATTATCAATACATTCTTCAATTTGATTTAAAAGAGAGAAGAGGAGCTGTTCATTATTATTAGTATTTAACCATTTTTTGAAATGGGCTTGTTTATCTTCTTCTCTATTTTTTTGTTGAGATTTAACAAAATTGGACCATTGGTAGTCGGAATACATTTATTATTATTTATAATTTCTTTTTATACCATTTTGATATTTAACTTCTCTTTTTTCTTTGATATAATCCATTAATTTTTCGACGGTATTTTCATCACTAATGCATTCAGATAAACATTTTTGTATATATTTAAACGTAAGCGGAGAACTTTGTTTATAGTTATTAAATCGCAAATTACCATCTGAAATTTCTATAATAGCATTATCGAGGTTATTTTCTTCAGCATAGCTTGTAATATGGTCTTGTATATTATTTCTCCTTGCTCTTAGGTCTGATATTTCAGAATTCATTTTTTTAATTTGATTATCCATTTGAACCCAAGATTTAATATTATTTTGGAAGTGGTCACTCATTATAATTTATAAAAATAATTAAATATTAATAAAAATACTAATTAATATTTAACGTCGGCGACGGGAACGTCTTTTTTTACGGGATTTCTTGCGGGATTTCTTGCGGGATTTCTTACGCTTTCTTCTACGTTTTTTACCACCAATGAAACTGGTAACTTTTTTGCCTTTCATCATGTTATTAAGAGTAACTAAAGTTGCTGGAACTAAAGCTGCTTGGAGAACAGCGTTACCACCTCTTCTTTTTCGGGAACTAGTGCGTCTGCGCGTTCTGCGCGAACTTCTACTACGTGCGTTTCTTGCCATTATATAATTAAATAAGAAATTATATTTTTCTAAAGTTTTTTTACCATAAAAATCTTTAAACGCATAATAATTATGAATATTCCTAAAATTAGTAAAAAAGATATTACGACAAGAATTAAAGCCAAATAAATATATGGATAAATTTGTTTCAATATTAATTCAACTACGGGTCTAAATAGGGATAGTATTTCTTTTTTTAACTCGGGTTTTTTCAATAAATTTACACATTCTTTTATCAATATGTCTTTATTAATCATTATTAATATTAAATATTAAAAAGAAATCAAACATATAACATATAAAATGGAAAATATTGTAGATGTTAATGAAACTTTTGATGAATTAGTTTTACACACACCGAAAGCAATACAAGGGGGTAATGCGTTTGTTGCTAATATTTCACTTAGAGATTCGCCTTTATTATTTCAAACGCCGAAATGTAAATCAAAAAAAGGTGTTCATACAACAAACAAACAAATATATACCGATTTGTTATTTACAGACCACGACTATACCTTTTTAAATTGGTTGCAAAAAATGGAAAAAACCGTAAGGCGATTAATATATGAAAAAAGAGAAACTTGGTTTGGAGGCGACGAAGATGACGAATTAACTTTAGAAGATATCGAATATAATTGGATGGAGAGTATAAAAAATTATAAAAAGAAATATTTATTGAGAACATATTTTCCAAAAAATATAAAGAGCTATACAAGAGCGGTTAGCGTATATGATAACGATGAAAACGAATTATCAATAGATGATATAAATCCTGGAGCGAATCTAATAACTATATTAGAAGTGGGAGGATTAAAATTTAGTCCTACATATTTTAATTTAGAATTAAATGTTAGACAAGTTATGGTAATCAAAGAGAAAGAAATATTCAATAAATGTTTAATAAAGTTGAATTCTAATGCATTGAAAGAGGATGAAAATTATAAACAAAATGTAGATACGGCTAGTGTAACAGAATCAGTAGATTCAAATGATAATTTGAATGATTATGAAGATGAAACGAGCGGGGAGGAAGAAAATGAAAAAGTTTTAGTTGATAAAATTAATGTAGTAAAAGTTAAAGATAATGAAGAAGAAGAAGAAACTAATGAAGGAAATGGTAATACTTTAGTAAAATTGGCGGATTTTAGTGAAATATCGGAAATAAAGTTAGAAATACCAAATGATAAATCTAATGTGGAATTAAAAAAACCTAGTGAAGTATATTTAGAGATCTATAAAAAAGCCCGAGAAAAGGCAAAGGAAGCAAGGCTTGCGGCAATTAAAGCTTATTTAACGGTCAAAGAGATAAAAAAACAATATTTGTTGGATGAAATTGAATTATCAGAGGACGAATCTGACGATGATAATTTTTTATTTAGCGAAAAGTAATAAAATGGAAAAATTATTTTATATCATAAATTTATATAATGCTTAAGTCACTTCAATCGTTAGTAAAGCAATTGACAAAAAACAAAATTGTTATGCTTGTAGCGGCCCTTGCTTTAGGGTATGCTTTATACAATTATTCAAAAGGTAAAGGTCTTACTTTAAGTGGTATGGCCAATGATGTTCGTCTTGAAAAAAATGCTTCCCCTGAACAAGGTTCTCATTCGGGAGGTTCAGCTGTAGATGGCGGCGCCGATAATTATCAACCAGCACACCCAGGAGGTGAAAATACCGGTTACGGTGCTGCCGATGGTATGAATACTGATACCTATGGATTACCACCAAGTTGCGCGAAACAACAAGTTGTTGATCCAAAAGAACTATTACCAAAAGATAATAACAGTGAATTTTCAAAATTAAATCCATCTGGAGCTGGTGATTTAATGAATGTTAGTTTATTGAAAGCAGGGCATCATATTGGTATCAATACTGTAGGTCAAAGTTTAAGAAACGCAAATTTACAATTGAGAAGTGAGCCACCTAATCCAAAAATGGATGTTGGTCCATGGAATTCATCCACTATCACTGGTGACCCTTTCAGAAGACCTTTGGAAATTGGCGAACAACAATAACTTAATTAATTTATTAATTATATCAATTATCATATAATTAATCGTGTTAATATTTTTAGCAATAATATATAAATGAAATTAGATATTAATGTATTTGGGTATATAATTATGGGGTTTGTATTATTAATGTGTTTAAAAATATATCAAGAATCTGAAACTTTTAATTTGAAATGTATCGTGTCTAATGTTGATGGGAATAACTATTGCGTTAGAGAAAGAAATAAGATACAATTGGTTGCCGATCTTTTAGCAAAAGTTACACATAAATTAAAAGTTTTAGTGAAACATTTGAAAAATAAATATCCGGATAGAGATAATGTAAGGAGACTGCATACAGGGTTTAAACCTAAAAAAATATATGAAATATTACCAACAAGTAAATTTACGGCTTATTCTGAAAATAAAGGAGAGAAATTGGCTTTTTGCGTTACTAAGAAAAAACACGGGAATTCTTTAATTGATGAAAACACATTGACGTTTGTGGCTTTACACGAATTATCGCATATTGCTACAAAATCTGTTGGACATACGAGCGAATTTTGGAATAATTTCAAATTTATACTGAAAGAGGCAGCGAAAAAAAATTTATACAACCCTATTAATTACAAAGAAAATCCCACGACATATTGTAGTATGAAAATTACAGATAACCCTTATTATGATATGTAATTTGTTGAATTTATTATAAACAACCGTCATAGTAACCATAATTACAATACACATTGAAATTAAATGATGAAAATTCCAATGCGTTTTTTTTATAAAGTATATCTTTCCCCTGAGTTATTTTTTTAAAATTATTTGGGATTTTTGGAAAATATGTATCCCCTTCATATACAGAATCAATTTCAGTTAAATATAATCTGTCGACATATGGTTTGTTTATATACTCTTTATATATTGCTTCGCCACCTATAATCCATATATCACTATAAATTTTTCTTAAGATAATAATATCGTCAGGTTCTTTTAATACTAACCCATCGGGAAATGTGGATTTAAAATTATTTTTTGTTAATACATAATTACTTCTATTTGGTAAGGGTCTAATGGGTAAGCTATCCCAAGTTTTACGTCCCATCACTATAGCTGAATTTTCACCAGAGGTCATATTTTTAAAATATTTGAGGTCTTTTGATATATTCCATGGAAGGCCACCCTGAAATCCAATAACTCTTTTTTTAGCAATAGCAGCAATTATATTAATACTCATTTAAACATATATATAATCATTTATTTATATATATATGTCTGGTAAAATAGAAGTTATACATATTGGCGAAGGTGAAAAGGGGGTAGAATTAAGTATGCCTGTCGGTCTTAGCATTCATTCTGATGACACCATAATGGATATTAAAAGAAAAATAGCATTGACCCGCAAGAACATTACTGTAGATGAGCTTTATTTATTTGGTAAAATAAAAAAGAAAGAATACCCCGAAAATATATTCACACGCTTTACTGCAAAAAATCTTAGATCAACATCATCTATACCATATTCGGATATAACAATATTAGAAAATAATTATAATACAAAAATATCAAAAAAAGTTAAAAAGGGTAATGTTTATTATAAAGATTTCAAATCTTTATTTGATTGGGAAAATATTAAGACAGAGAAAACATTTGGTCATAAAATATTTTATAAAAATGATTATCCCATAGTAGTCAATCCTTATAAACTAATACAAGGCGAATCAACAAATTTCGATAAAAATTTATTTACTCACAATGAAAATAATCAAATAATTTATGATGAAAATAACACTTTATTATTTGAACAGGGTAATTTGGATGAAAATAAAATTTATTTTGTTTCTGCGAGTGAGATTTTTAAACGTATAAACGATAATAAAGATATTATACCAAGAGTAGAAGATTTTTATAGATATATTCTCCAAGTTTATTTTCCCAAATTACATTACGACAAACAAATCCATACATATGAAGAATTAAATGATATTGAAAAGCCCGAAGATGGATATTTAAAATCATATGCGGAATCTTATAAGAATATTAATAGATTTTATACGAATAGACCCGAAAATACTCATGAGGGCGAAATATCTTCAATAAATTTTACAATACATCCCCCATCAAAAATACATATTCCAATGGATTTATTATTCAAAATAGTTCATTCAAATAAAAAAATACCTTTTATAAAATATAATCCGGGTAGGAATAGGGAGAATATTTTTAGGTTCTATACAAATAATTATATTACCGATAATAATATTAAATTACCGTATTTGTACGTTGAAGATAATAAAAGATATTATAAAATTCAAAGGATAGACCATATGTTGGCCCCAAACAATTCTTTAGGATTTTATATTGAATTTGAAGATAAATTATTGCCTGTATTATATTGTGAATTTTATCCCAATGGAAATATAAATATAAGAATAGATGAATCTTCAATTGGTTACGACGATTTAATAATGTTTTTAAAAGAAAGTATAAATGAAGAATTGATAAATCCCATAAATAAATTTATTAAAAAAAGTGGGTTTTCATATACTCTATTTGAAGATTTGAATACAAATGTAGAAATAAAATATATAAAATACAAATTTAAATTTGGCTTGTTGAAGAAAAATAATTTTGCACTGAATCATTGGTCAAGGGCATTAAAAGAAATATATGTTACAAATAATAAGAATTTTAAAACAAAAAATCAAATTGATTTTCAATACAGAAAAGTAGGTTCTTATAAAGTGATGAATGCTATAGATAAATTTATATTGAATTATAAGCGAGTAGAAATGGAAGAAGATGATAATGTTTTAATTGATTTATTACTTGATAATTTTTCAAAAAAAATTAAAACAAAAGGAGATGCTGTTCAAATAATAGAAAATTATAATTCTGAAACGCGTTTTAATTTAAGTGTTTATGCTAATAAGAAAATAGAAACAACAGATAATCCAGGGTTTAAGGCTTTATTAATTAAAACATTTGATAAGTGCGAAATAGTATATGAAGATATAGATAATTATAATTATTTAAAGCATATTGATGTTTATACAAGTTTTTTAATAGAGAATTTATTATTAAAAGGGAGAAAAGATAGGGATAGAACGTTAAAAGAATTTATATCAACCAGAGTTATCCCTCAATTAAAAATGGCTCAAAACGAAAATGTAGAGACAGCTGTTATGATGGAAGAACATGAACAAAGCGTATTAGATACGGGATATGAAGGGGGTCCTGGCGAAACCGAAGAAGTGGAAGAGGATGAAAATGATAAATTTCGAGAAGATGATGCGGATGATTATGAAGACGTTAGTGATAGTGAAGATGAAGGAGGAGGTGGCGATGAGGAAGATGATTGGGACAACCTTGGTGGTGGTGAAGATGAAGGAGGAGGTGGCGATGAGGAAGATGATTGGGACAACGTTGGTGGTGGCAGTAAAGAAGATGGTGATGAAAAAAAAGGTTATGTGAGTTCTTCTTCGGATGATGAAGTTACAGGAAATTTAAATAATATAGAATTGAGAGGTGTTAATAATTATTTTATTAATAAAATAAAGAGATATCAACCAGAAATAGTATCTAAAAATAGTGCAGGTAATACATTGTCTTTCGCAAAATCATGCCAAACAAATGCAGGAAAAACGCCGGTTATATTAACTAAAGACCAAAAAGATGCCATAGATAAAGCCGATTTCAACAGTGGAATTAGATCTTATGATGAAATCCTTGAGACCGATACTAAGACAAAATATCATTATATTTGTCCAAGATTTTGGTGTTTTAGTGACCCTGAAAGTGGTGCTCCTGAAGGGAGAAGTTTATCTTTAAAACAAATAAACCAAGGTGCTTGTGGGGGCTGGGATGCTTTAATCCCGAAAGGAAGTAAAACAGCATCAAATGAAAAAAGGATATATGAATTTACAGATGCGAAAAGTCATGAGGGGGTCACGAAAAATGATTTGGTTTATAAACAACATTATCCAGGGTATCAACAGAAAAAATTAAAGGGTAAGGATGGAGTTAAAGACATTTGCGTTCCGTGTTGTTATAACCAAGCATCAGCCGAATATAAACCAAAAGATTGGGAAGAAAAAACAATAATCTATGAAGAAGAAACAAAAGAAGAAGAAAAAGCAAGAAAAAAAAGAGGAGAGGAGAGGAAGATAAAGGAAGAGTATTGGGAATCAGCACCTTTAAATTTTAAACGAGGTGAAAATGGGAAACTTCCAGGGATAGGGAAAGAAAGAAGGCCATATAAGGTACCAATAATAAAAAATAAAAAAAAAGTCACAAAGAAAGGTAAAGATGGGAAGGATGTAGATGCAACACAAAAGGGTTACCAGTTGGATACTATTGGAGACCAGTATAAAAGGAGTAGGTTAAATGTAAAAATAAGTAAAAAAAGAGGTATTGTTAAACAAATATGCTCACCGAATGATAAAGCATTTTTTAAAGAGGAAAAACAACTTGAACAATTAGTAAGACCAATTATAGAATCCTTTCCATTAAAACCAGGGAATTTGGGTTATTTGCAACTGGCTTTGCAAAAGTTTTTTAATTACAATTCTATAAAAAAATCATGGACAACTCCTCGTAATTCTAAATTGAAAGAGAAAACATGGTGTTTATTAAGATTGGGTATGAACGATGAACCAGATTGTTTATATAATAGTTTTTTATCTTGTATTCAAAATATTTCATATTATAATGATAATTTAATCAATAAACGTGCGAATGAAGAAAATGGAGAAAAATTTTCTATTTCAAGTAGATTAACTGTCGGTGATGAAGAATTTAGAATTAAAATACGAGAATGTTTTGGTTTTAATGATAGAGTAAGTGTTGATCTTTATGAACCGTCAGACGAACAAATGGAAAAATTTATATCCTTGAATAAAGGAAATTTGTATAATATGTTTTCTGATTCAGAAGAAGGAGGAAAAAAAGAGAAAATAAGAAGAGCAATGTTGAATTTCTTGCATTTTTTAGATGAACGTAAAACTAAGAAAAATGCCCACGAAATTTTTTGGGATATTGTAACCGCGCCAAAAAAGAATGGAGGTTGTTATTTCGAGGAAGGGGTGAATTTGATAATTTTAAAAAAACCTAAAGATGATATAGAAGATAAAATAGAAGTAATTTGTCCAAAAAATAATTTCTCAAAAAATATATTTGATAAAAGTAAAAAGACGATTATATTATATAACGAAAATGATACATATGAACCAATTTATATGTATAAACGAACTCCCGGAACACACTGGCAAGTAAAAAAAATGTTTAGTGAGGAAGATTTCCAACATCGAGATTTTAGAGGTACAGGACTTAGGAAAACAATAGAGGTATTAATAGACAATTTTGAAAAAATGTGTGACCCGAAAACAAGTATGAAACATTATGATTATAATGAAAATAAACCATTAAATAAATTGTTAGATTTCAATGAAAAGGCGAATAAATATGAAATTACGAATGATACTGCTACCTATTCGGTAATTAAACAATTATATAATACACAATATCAAGTTATTGCTGTTCTTTTAGATATTGGGGATAATAAGAAATTCGCTTTACCGTGTGCTCCATCAGCAATTAATTTAAATATAGAAAAAGGAGAGTATGAGGCAGAACTGAAAGAAGCAATATTGTCTAAAAAAGATACAGAAACTATATTGCGTGAGTTTGATTTATATGATGATGAAGAGAGGTTGGTGGTGGATAAAGATTGTATTGTAGGTTTAAGAACAAATACAAATCAAGTAGTATTGATAGATCCCGAAGGTTCTAATTGTGAAGACCGGGATAAAAAAGATAAAATGCTAATGGAATATGAATTAGATAGAAAAATAATGAATAATTACCCAAAACAAGATCCAGAAAGGGAAGATATAATAAAAAAAATAAAATTGGAATCTAACTTTTATTTGATGTTTCGCAATTTGTTTAAGATTTTAATAAATAAAAAAGAAAAACAAAAAACAAAAGAATTTATGTATTATCATCTTAATCGTGTTACGAATAAGGTTGGTGTGAGGAGAGGTGAAAAACGGGTATTCGATGAGGTTATGGGGTATAAAAAAAGAATGATTATAATAGAAGACAGGTTGAGAAGTGTGATGGAACCTCATATTGAATGGTTTGGTAAAATAAGCATTGATGTTAATATCGATGATATACTGAATTGTTTGGATATGAATAAGGGGCAATGTGAGGGAATTCGTGGTAAAGGCAACGATATTTGTACATTTAAAGATGGAAAAAGCTGTCGGTTATATTTTCCAGAAACCAATTTAATGTATAAGGAGGCAAAAGTAAAAAATGATATAATATATTATAAAAAATTAGCGGACGAATTAATTAGATATAAAAAGATACGAGATTATGTATTAAAAAATGATACATTCATGAATTATGATAAAGTAGAATATAAAATCAACAATGATGAGATTGTTATAATATCAAATATGTTTTACAAGATTTATCCCAATAATATAGAATCGATAGACCATTCAGAATTTATCAAGAATCATAGTATTTATGATAATACGAATATTAAAGATGGAGATATTAAAAAATACAGTAGGGAGTTACGAATGCCTGAATATAATAGCGATGAAGATGATGATATATTTAGTGATGAAGAAGAAGGAGAACCAGAAGATGTGGGCGTAGTGGAACAAAAAACAGCTCCAGTGGCGAAAAAGAAAGAAGCTA